CCAGCCACAACGCGGCGGGACCCATCTCGAACAGTTCCGAATAGTCGATCTTGTCACCGGCCTGAGCCTTACCGGCCTTGACCGCAGGGTCGTTCTTCTGGTAATACTCAGGCATGTCGCCGGACACCCAACGCTGCTTGAACGCCTGCATCTCCTGAATGCAGAACCGTTGGAACCGCTGCTGGTCGATGGACCTCAACGTCTTCAAGGAAGCCTCGAACTGGCCCTTGCCGTTAGGAGTGGTCAACTGCACGATAGGAAGGCACCCGCAATCAAGGGCGAACTTCCAATCATCGCCGGAAGACTGGCCCTCCCACTCGAACTGCGCCTCGAACTCCGGGCGCTTCTTCGAATCGTCGTTGGCAAGGTCATACACGGTATCCTCGTCATCGACCGAATCGGAAGGCAACGTGCGCGACTTGACCTCATGCTTCGCGGTACGCGAATAGACGCTCTGAATCTCACCGTCATCATTACGGACGATGCGATACAACGTCAACCGTTCGATCTGCTCTTCCTCGGACCACCCATACACCACAGCCGAATCCTTGTCGTCGGACACAACCGTGCTCCACGGACTCAACCGTTGGATATACGAAGGATTCTCCCTGCCGAGAACCATCGCATACGCGGCACCGTAGATCGCCGCATCCATGAACATGTTCAACGAACGGACATCCATGCCGCACTTATCCCACATGTCATCCGCATCCGTGCTCCGCATCGTCTTATCGGCGACAAGACGAAAACCAGTGGGATGCTGCGACGTGATTACCGCATCCGCAATCGTATGCGCCAGATTCAACGGGCAGATATCCACAAAACGCCTATACACGGCACTGGCCGTAGTGGTCGCCGCCTTCGGCACGGACTGCAACGGAACCGTCTCGCGACCGTCATAAAACGTCTTCAACACACACAGGTCAGGAATACGATTCTGCAAACGCGTCGCAAGACGCGTCAACGCCATACCGTCACCATCAGGCTCGTCATCACCAGTAACAAGACTCTGCATATTAGAAGATGTGGAAGCCATACGAACACTCCAAAAATCACCAGACCCGCTGCGGCATCACCCGCTGCGGACCATCCTCCTCGAACTGGCCCAAATACTTCTCACGCGCCGCATAAGCCAACACGCCAGCCATGCACGCATCGATCTTGTGCGGACTCTTAGGCGTCTCCTTATGAATCTGATAACCCCAACTCTTCTCACGCCGCTTCGCGTTACGGAAATGCGACACAAGACGCGGGTCGGCACACAAAAGAATATTATTCGGGTCAGGCTCCCCATCCTCAACAGGCTCGGGAGCATACTCAAACGACGAATGCGCGCACTGCAACGCACGATACATATCCTGCGACCAGTTATTCGTCCAAAACTTCATCATCGAAGACTGTCCACGGGCGAACACCTTCATGCCACGCCCATACTCAGCCTCCCAGCCGCCAATCATCGACTCGAAGAAATGCGCATCGGCGAAACAGCCGATGACATTGTAATTCTCGAACATACGACGCACGGCGGCATCGAAACCATCACGGTCAACACGCCAATCAGGGTCCGCATTATCAGGCCGCTGCTGCAACTTGATAAGAAACAGCAAACCATCGGACACGCGACAACCAACCAACGCGGTCGAATCATTACGAATCGACCCATCGAACCCAAGCGTGATCTCCTCATCCTCGTCAATGAAATCCTTCCAGACCCCATCCAAACGAGACGACGAGCCGACAGCACGGCCATACAAATCCCTGTAAGCCAAATGCGACTGGATCGCAGGCTCCGTAAGCCACGAATCCTCACTCGACGCACGAGAGTTCAAATAATAACGAATCGAATCATTCGGGTCCGAATCAGGCTGGTAAATCTGCCCCATCAGACCATGAATGTCAACCCAACCATCCTTCGACGGCCCCGGCTCGACACCATCATCACGAAGCGAGAACCCCTCAACCGAATAACCATCGGCATCAACGGCCTCGATACGCCCATCAGGAAGAATGATGTAATCCTTACCATCATCCGAATGGGCGGCAGAACCATACGACTCATACAACGCGTGCTCAAGCTTCTTCTCATCAGGAAAATCCTCGATAGGAAGCGTCGAATACCGATAGTCGAAATACAAGCCCTTATAATGCTTGGAACGGCCAGCCTGAATATCCTCCGCGATCTTCAACGTGTTCTCCGCCACACTGTTCTGACCCGGACGGAAATACGTCGTCATCTCCAACACCCAAGGGTCGGCATCCAACGAACGCTTCGGAAGATTACGCTGAACCGTCTTATACATCGAATGATGCTTCGGCAGCGTATACAGATGCACCTCATCCATCAACGCGAAAGTCTCAAGACCACCATCCTTCGACGCATCACCGGAAGTCGTGGGAATAATCTCCCCACCCTCCGGCAAGCCGATACGGGTCTTCGTGACCTCCATGCCGAAACCCTGCAACTGGGCCAACGGGCCGGAAGTGCAGTTATAGTAAATCGAATCGAAGATATTGCCCGACTGGTCCTCGGACGTAGCCAAACACAGAATCTCAGGACGCTGGACAGGACGGCCAACAGGCTCACCCGGCAGATAATAGTAAGTCTGACCAAGAAACGTATACGTCTCACCCGGCTTAGCCCAATGGTCGAAACGACACGGGCCAAAAGCCTCGAACAAGGCCAGATCATTCCCCAAGCCACTCTTGTTGCAACCCTTCGGACGCCACAAGCTCACACGATTGAACCTGCGCCGACCATCCGGCTTCAACGCATAGGCGTTCAAATAGAACTGGATATACTCAGGACTATGAGTGACAGGCTTACCGGTCGCACCACCGCGACCTATGAGACTGAACGTCTCAACCCACCACAACGCCAAACGTCCAAGACTCCTACGCCTATCCTCATAAGTCAGGTTAGGAATCATCAAATGCATGTCAGCCAGCCGCCTCGATCTTGCGACGCCAAGCATCGATATCCTGAATCACAGCATGATTCGAACCATCCGAAGCAGCATGGTCGTCAGCCTCCGGCACATCGAACTTCAACGCACGCATCGAAGCCGGAGTCCAACCCAACTCGTCAAACAACTGACGCACGACCGGCATCAACGTCGCATAACGACGAGTCGAAAGCATCTCATTGATCGTCGCGAAACCCAACTGGACAGCCATCCAGGAAGGAGCCGAACGCAACATCGAAGCATTCGGACTACGCCGATACTCCTCATACCAATGAGCAACCAACGGCAACCACTCCCCACCCTTGGGGAAAATCTGGTTAGCCGGAGGCAAATCAGGCCCCAACTTCCCATCAGGAATCTCCAAAACCTGATTACCGGAATCACTCGTCTTCCTGCCCATAACATCACTCCCCGCAAAGCCCCATTACGGGACGACAAGCGCGAAGCCCGTTACGGCACTACGCGCACCTGCGATGAACGACAATCCGATTAGCCAACGAGTTTTCACCACCCTGCTCCAACGGCACACGCCAAGCGCCAACCGGAAAATCATCACTCAAAACATCAACCGACCGGTCAAGCGGCAACTCACAAACCGGACACGTATGAGAACACGCGTTCCACTCGTCCTCGGCAGTCCAAAAACCAGTAGGAACACTCCCCCGCCGCCCGACACGGGCATTCGACCGAGGCTCCCACAACACCGACTTCAACGGCTGCGGAGTACGATTGGGAGCCGCACCCTCAGCCTTCAAACGCTGGAAACGCTTACGACAACGAGCCGAACAAAAAGCCTTGTCCCGACGCTCAGTCTCAAAAAAAGAGCCACACGCCAGACACGCACGACTCATACGACGCTTACGGGCACCACTGCCACTACGCCGCCAACGATCATAATGAGACCTACACATCCCATGAGCATGAACAGGCCCATCACACCCATTCACACTGCACTCACCCTCAGCTAACCGAACGCGGGATGCCTGTACCAACGAGCCTCCTCACGCTCAACCCTCTTCCTTCGCCGCACGTCAGCCGACTCCAAACCAGTCTTATAAGCATGATGCGCACGGCAAAGAACCTGAAGATTATCCCAAGAATCATCATCCGGCTGACCATCCTCGGCACGAACGATATGATCGACCTCATTCGCATGAGCGCCGCACGGACGCAACACGCCATCATCACCGATCACCGGATACTGGCAACGCCAACCGTAATAATTCAACACCTTACGACGCGTCCGCTCCCAACCAGGATTGAACCGTTCCTTACGATGCGACTTATTCCAATCGTTGGTCATCACCACTCCTCAGTGCTTCAGGAGGGAGTCGAACCCTCACGTCACAGGACAACGCATTTTGAGTGCGCCGCGTCTACCATTCCGCCACCAAAGCAAAAGAAAACAGGCAATCCCCACGCCAACACTCACCACAAAACATGGGGATCGCCCGGCATCTAACCCAAACCGCCATAAGGAAATCCAATGGCAAAAAATGGCTTTTTACCGCCAGCCACGGCGCGCGGATGCTGAGGGAGTCGAACCCCCGGACCGTTCCCGGTCGCCACCTTAGCGAGGTGGTGCAATAAGCCACTCTGCCAAGCATCCAAAAGCAAGAGCCGCCGCAACGACTCAGGAGACTGTTCCCGCAGACTAGGCGGGTCAGCTGAAACTAGAGCCGCCACAAGACGACTCCGAAGACCTTTCCCACAACCTGTGGGTAGGCTGAGCACAGCATGTTGGACTCGAACCAACATCAACGGTTTTGGAGACCGCCATGCTACCGGTTGCACCAATGCCATATGTGGATGGTCACACCCATGAAGCGTGACCATCCACCGAGTCGCCGTTAACGGAAGCCGCTTTCATCACCAGACAAGCCAACACCAGCGGTAGGCACTTGCCCTCGGGGGTAGTACTACTTCCCTAACGCGGAATGTGAAGGATTCGAACCTCCGGCACTTCACAGTGCGACTGCTTTCGGGACAGTTGCATTAAACCACTCTGCCAACATTCCAAACCCAACTTAGTTATTGTCCAAGTTGGCATGACAGCGGCATGGTGGACTGGCTTTTACCACCAACGGCAAGGAACGTGGTCGTTTAGCGCCCCGTTTGGCCGTGCCTCCCCTTCGGTCGTCAACCGCCTGACTAAGGCAGGGAGCCTCTTGACATCCACAAGTTCCATGTTGTCTGTTCGAGCAATGCCTTCGGTTTCACGGACAGCTACCCCCATGAAACCTAGAGCAAACCTCGGGAATCGAACCCGACAACCAAAAGGCTGTGCCAACAGGATTGCAAGTCAGCCCCAAAAAACAAAGGGCGCAGCCATATAGGCGACGCCGGGCGGGACCGGCACAAGAAACGAGGATGGACGCAATCTCACGGACAATCCAAAAACACACACTATATTCCGGGATTCATCCACCCTCAAAGGGTCCCCAGCCGGATTCGAACCGGCAACTCACCACGCATAGGCAAGAGAGCCAGAAACCCATGCGCGACTAACACTCCCACAAGAGCGATAGGAACCATGTGCGAGATCAAACGGCGGTACCAACAAGCCTCTCGCATTGGACTTGAAACCGGATCGCACCTTACCTAGGAAGATGCCATCTGCGGACAGTGAGAGATTCGAACTCCCGGACCCGTTAGAGTCGGTCGCTTTCGAGGCGACTACCTTAAACCAGACTCAGCCAACTGTCCCTAGCGGTGCTCCTTATGAACACAAACGTCCCAACGGTCGGAATCCTTAACCAAGAGACAAGGAGCACCACCGAACCGCTTGCCGGAATGACACCCACAATGACGCCATGCGTCCTCCAAAATTCATTCCGACATGCGACAGCATACTCATACCTAACGTTGCATCAACGTTGCAATGGAAACGGCGTAGAATACGGCGTGTCGCGTGGTATGCTGAAGACAATTTCAATGTGAACCCAACATCGTCGTTGTCGTGTCACGTTTCATGCGCGGACTTTTTCAGACGGCGCGCACTATTTCTACCATTGACCCGACGGCCCTGACGGGCACACCCGGAGGACCCTCCCCCAGCCCCGGTTGGAACGTTTGTTCGATGGTACAAATGTTCGTTCGTACAGTTGTACGTATGCGCGTCATTGTGTCGTACTCCTTATTATTTATATCTATCTTGCTCAATATTTTTTGTCCGTATTTCAGTATCTTGCTTGACTTTATTTTTCCTTGTGCTACTCAAACTCTTTTTTCGTTTCATTTACCCCCTACCTATGTTTCGACACGCCGATAAAACAGCGCTGTTTCAACGTTTTAGCGTTGTCTGTTTTCTCAATTTGATTACATCCGATTGGGTGTGTATAGTGATAACCAACAACCGGTTAGGCAGTCAGCCTAGCGAGGTTGGTGTGACACTCTAGACCACACCACTCGCAACCGGCTGTAGCAAACGGCAGATGAAGCCGTGGCGGTTAGGTGCCTAGGCACCGCATAGCCTAGCCTGAAACGGTTAGGGGGGCGTATCGAGTGTATGCGCCGGAAAACTGCCATGAGTGGAACGTTGGTCACTGTGCTGAGGTGCAGTGTCTCGTCTGCGAGTGTTGCGAGTGTTTGATAACAGAAAAGTGTTACCGAAGGCCGGTAGTTTGAGCTTCACCCCCTTTTTTTGGGGGTTAGGTGGCGGCGTTTTTCGGGGTGTGTGCATAATGCTCACTATGTGAGCGTGGTTAGCAGTGCTAATTTTGCCTAGGCAGTGTACGTAAACTCGATTGACAATGTTGAGCGCGAGAACTCGTAAGGGGGTACCGCCGACGTTTGGCGTAGTGTGAGAGACTACCGCCAATGAGGATAGGCCGATAGATAGGTGGCAATGTCAATGTTTCGCCATGCGTGAGCGTGGTTGGCGGCATTGACTGTAAACCACGGCGTAACGGGTTGCGAGGGTAGACATATCGTGGCGCCCGTCAATTGCTTTATGGGCGGTTGACCACAAACGTCTTACGTTTGGGGGTTATGCGGACATTAAAAGTCTATAGGGGGTGCGTATGCGCCTCTGCGCCACTTTGCGGGTGGTGTTAGCCAAAAACAAATCTTCACGGGCGTAATCCGCAAGGGTTGCGCCCCTCTCGCCACTGTTTAGACCATGAGGGGGTGCGATACCCTCTAGTGGCACGCAATTAACCAATCAACACTAGACCTTAAGGGGGTTTATTATGGATGCCAACGAAGAAATGGCTGTAAAAATCGTTCGCGACTGTCTCACTACGGCGCGTGAGTCCCTACCGTCTTACGTATCACGCCTTTGGGTGCGTGAAATGCCGGAGCTTGAATTTGTAGGCACCTCGGCGGCGGGATCTGTGGTACGTCATGCGCTTATTGCGGCGTTTCGCGTTGCGGCAATGCGGTCCACGTATGTCGATCTTGCAAGCGACTTCGCGCCTGATGTTCGGATTACGCGCGTTCGCGCCAGTTGCCGTCGTGTCTCCGTCTACTGTGAGACGAATACCGGATATGTCTACAAGGTGGTGTGTGTGCCATTGTGGGATACCACTGTTTCCGGTTCGCTGCCGCCATGCCCTATGACTAAGGCCCTTATGGCTAAGGTTGGCACGTGCGCTTTTGGGGATGCCGGTTGGAATACGGTCATGTGTGATTATGTCAATCTCGTTTGACTTATGTAGTCAACAATACAATAAGATTAAATAAAGGGGGAGCTATGTCTGATTATGACAATCTCGTGCAATGGTGCAAGGATATGCGTTCTACGCAGATTGCGCGGCGTAATCGTGCGTGGAATTTCCAGCACGCTCATGGCGTTGATCCGTGTGATGTCGCGTGGAATGCCGACGCCATAAGGTGGGTTGACGGCGTGGTGTATGTGGTCAGCCGCAATGTCAAGCGCAACGGCGAGCTGGGCGAGCGTTACGCCGTGGTCACGGCTGAGCAGTGGCTTGACATGCATCGGGTTCCGGGCGATGAGTCATGCGTCGCACGGCTTGAATCCTACATGACGCGAAACTAATTGTAGTCAACAATACAAGTGAGGTGTTTATTATGACTGGGAAGATCGAACTATCTGTGAACATCAGCGTGGAATGGCGGCGTAGTGCGATGTGGGGAATGTGCCCTACCGCTACCGTTGGCGCACTACTGGCCGAGGACGGCGTTACTGTCAGGCGTGACCGTGGTTCCGGCCATGCGTCCGGCTGCGGGTATGACAAACTCTCTGCGGCGGTGGATGAAGCCATGCGTGAGTTGCCGTTGTGGCAGACGTTTCTCATGTGGCGTGGATTCAAGCACACGTATGCGTCGATTCCATACAACGGTTCCGATAGGCCGCTATATGGGCTGAAGCGTTGCGATTACGGCTGGGAGATGAACGCGAACGCGTGCGGCATGGGAACGATTATCGACATTTTCACGGCGAACGGGTTCACCATGACGTCGCATAGTGGCGATGCCTACGATTTTTACCATTTCGATCGCGTGGTGCCGCGTTCGTTCCTGAAACTCATCTGACTTGTAGCCCTCTGTGGGCTATGGCGCGGCCTAGCGGGGTTTTGTGGGGTGCGATTCCTCACCCGCGCACTGTGCCGTCGTATGGCGGCTAATCAGCATTCTCTATCTCTATGAAAGTGGGTAATCATGTCTGGGTTTAATTCCGTTGATGATTTTTACGACGTCATGGCGGGGCGTCATGGTTTGCACGAGTCCGAACAGTCCGGCAGCACGTTGGAGTTGTATTCATGCAATGGTGCCGAGTTCCCGGACGGTCTGGACGGTTGCAGCCTTGACGTTATCACAGCGCCGTCGCCTGAGTTCCTTGCGTACATGCGTGGGAATGATAGTCCGGTGCCGCCGCCCGGGTACAAGGATATGGCCGACGAA